GAAGCCCTGAGTGGTTTGAGTTGCGCAAGGATGGAATCACCGCAACCGATGCGGTGGTTATTGCAGGGCTGTCACCCTACAAAACCCGCTACGAGCTGTGGGCACAAAAGAGCGGGCTGATTCAAGAGCAGCCAGCAGGTGAGGCTGCCACCCGTGGCATCCTGCTTGAGCAGGCTGTGGCTGATTGGTACACGCTAGAAACCGGCAGGAAGTTGAAGCGCAGCAATGGCATTGTGCGGCGCATTGATACCCCGTGGGCAATGGCAAGCCTTGACCGCACGGTGGTTGGTGAGCCTGGTTTGGTGGAGGTGAAAACCAGCACCAGCAGCCGCTGGCAGCTGTACCCAGTGCCGCCTGAATATGTGGCGCAGGTGCAGTGGCAGGCATTCTGCACAGGCGCACCGTGGGTTGATGTAGTGGCGCTGCTAGGCGGCTTGAAGTTCAGGTGTGAGCGCGTAATGGCTGACCCTGAGTATCAGCAAGAGCTCTACCGCAAGGCGGTTGAGTTTCGTGAGTTGATTGCTAGCGGCAAGCCGCCAGAGGTGATTGGCACAGACTCAGACACGCTGGCAAAGGTGGTGCCGCAAGCCAGTGACGAATGGGCAAAGGCTGATGACGGCATTGAGCGCGTGGCTGAGCAGTATGCTGACGCGCTCTATGAGAGCAAGCTGGCTGATGAGCACCTGCAGAATCTGGCAGTGGTGTTGAAGGAAGCCATTGGGGATAAGGTGGGCATCACCGGCAGGGGCTGGTACGCCAGCTGGAAACAGAATAAGCCAAGCCGCAAGGTGGATTACAAGGCGGCGCTGGAGGCGGCGAAGGTGCCGCAGGAAGTTATTGAAAGCGCAACTCAGGAAGTACCTGGGGCGCGGGTGTTTAAGTTTAAGAGGGATGCGGCTGGATGAGCCAGCTGGATTTATTCGGCGCTGAGGTGCGCCCAGCAGTTAGCTCACCGCGTGAGTTCACGGTTAGGCAAATTAGCGCCATTGCCGCGTGCGAGCTAAACGCTGTGTGGCACTCACGGGTGCCGCTCATTGATTGGTCAAATGTGGTGCGCAATCGTTTCTATGTGTGCTACGCGCTGGAAAACAATGGGGTTTCGTACGGGGTGGCAATTTGGTCATCACCGGTTGCTGCCAATAGGCTTAAGGATGGGCAGAGCCTGCTTGAGCTGAGGCGGTTGGCGCTCTCGCCAGAGTGCCCCAAAAATACCGCCACCTGGATGCTGGCGCAGATGCAAAAAGATATTGCGTGGAGGCTTCCTGAAGTCATCAGGCTTATCTCATACCAAGATACGGAGGTTCACCACGGCACCATTTACAAAGCAGCCAATTGGCGGCTTGCCAATGTGCAAACGGAGGGGCAAGGATGGACAACAGGAAAGCGCGCAAGGCGCGTGGAGCAAACGATGGCACCCAAGAATAGGTGGGAAATGGATATGAGAAAGGAAGGGAGGGCAAAGAGTGAATAGCCAGCGCCTGATTGAGTGCGCCCGTGCCAGCGTGAGCGATGAGCTACGCAAGGCACCGTGGCGCGGCTCATCCAACAGGATGGCTGGGCATTGCTATGTGGTCAGTGAGGCGCTTTACCACCTGATGGGCGGTAAGGATGCTGGGATTGTGCCGCTGCGTATGGTGCACGATGGTGTGAGCCATTGGGCGCTGAGGCTTGCTGATGGGAGCGTGCTTGACGCAACGGCTGACCAATTCACCACGCAGCCGGATTATTCAAAGGCGGTTGGCTCAGGATTTCTGAGCAAGCGCCCAAGTAAACGCGCAAGCATTCTGCTTGAGCGAATTGAGAGAATGGAGGGAAGCAATGAGTAAAGAAATCGCAGCGGCGCTTAGCGCGCCATTTGAGGCAAAGGATTTGAAGCAGCGCCCAGGCAGGGCTGGGCTGGTGTTCACCTACGCGGATGCCCGCGCAGTTGCACAGCGCCTTGACGATGTGCTGGGAATCGCTGGCTGGCAGTTTGAGGTGAAGGTGGCTGACCCTGCACGCTGCGTGGTGCACGGCAGCTTGGCGCTGGTGATTGATGGCACCACCACGATTAAGCAAGACTACGGGTATCCCAATGGGCCACAGGATGATGAGCCGCTGAAGTCAGCGGTGAGCGATGCCCTCCGCCGGTGCGCGGCACAGGTGGGCGTTGGCAGGAGCCTTTACAGCCCCGATAAGAGCGCTGGGGCTACCAAGCCCCAGCCTACGGCTGCACCAGCCCTCAGCGTTGCGGAAAAGGGCAAATACGGGGATTCTAGCGAGGGGGTTACAGCCCCCTCAAACGATGACCTGCTGGCAGTGAAGGCTGCAATGATTTTTGCAGAGTCAACCACTGACGGCACCTGCACCCACGGGCAGGCTTGGAGCCTGAAGCCAGGTGGCGTGAGCAAAGCTACGGGCAAGCCCTATAACCCATTCTGGGCGGCAAGCCACAAGGCACCTGACGGCTCGTGGTGCAAGGATAAGCCAAGCAATCAGTGGGTAGCAGCCCACAGCAAGCCAGCGGCACCGGCAATGGTGCCTGAGGATACGCTTGAGGATTTGCCTTTTTAGGCTTCAGCAAAGGGTGGTGGCGGCGGGTTACGCCACCACCCACAAAACAGGGAGGGAATAAATGGCACAAGGCGCGTGGATTAAGTTGAGCGTGGGATGGGATGAGGATGAGCGGATTGCGGTGCTACCACCGCTGGCGCAGCTCACCTATCTCAAGGTGCTGACGCGGGCGAAGCGGCAGCGGCCTCAGGGTAGCTTTGGCAGCATTGAGCATTTGCGCACTCTGGTGCCTGCTAACCTGCATAAGCACTTATCAACATTGCTGAAGGTTGGGCTACTTTTTGAGTCAAATAAAAGAATTTGCGTAGACAACTTTTCTAAATATCAAGTAGACCCTAGTGCAACTGAGCGCTCAAACAGGTTCAGAATGGCGCAACGCAACGGTTTTGCAACGCAAATGCAACGCACTGAGAGAGAGAAAGAGATAGAGAGAGAGAAAGAGAAAGACACTCTTACTAAACAGCCAATGCAGATAGGCAAGATTTTGAGAGGCGGTATCTGATGATGCGCAATGAGGGAGCAACCCACATTGACACCACAGGCATAGAGGGGATAGTTCCAGCAAACCCAAAGTGGGGTTTCTCAAACATTGACCTAATCGGAGAGCGCAAGGGGAGGTTCCTGGTACAGGAATGGAAGCGCCCTAATGAGCACCTGAGCACGGGGCAGAGGATTCTCTTAGACCAGCTGGCAAAGCAGCCAGCCTTTACGGTGCTCATTGTGACGGGGCACACCGCCGGTACGGCAATGACGGTGCACGCGGTGCACGAGCTGGTTGGCGGCAAGCCGCAACTCATTGCCACCACCACTGAGGCATTTAGGGAGTGCATCAGTGTCTGGTACGGCAAGGTTGAGCGGGGTGAGATATGAGCCGCCCCGTTGCGCTAATCGGGCCGCAGGGAGCGGGTAAAACCACCTTGGCTGAGTTGCTGGTTGAGCACCGCGGCTACAGGCGGCACGGCATTGCTGACGGCATTAGGCGCGTGGTGCAAATGGCATACCCTGATGGCGTGAGCAAAGGGGAAACCGTTGACCTGCAACGCTTTAGCGGCAAGGTGACACTCACAGGGCGTGAGTTAATGCAGGAAATAGGGATGGCGTTGCGCGATGTTGACCTGCACATTTGGCTGCGCATATGGTCACAGGGATATAGCGAGCTGTGGCAGGCTGGCATTCCCGTGGTGGCTGACGATGTGCGGCTGCCCAGTGAGGTGCAAATGCTCCGCGTGCTTGAGCCTGGGATTCTGGTGGTGCGGGTGCACGCTGATGCTGAAGTGCGCAGGGAGCGCAGGGCTGGGGAGTTTACCGGCACTGGTGATATCACTGAAACAGGGTGGGAGGGGGCAGCGTTTGATGCCACCATTGACACCACCGCTTGCACGGTGCAAGAGGCATATGCAGCCCTGGTGGCTGCGATTGATGGAGGGAGTGAGAATGTTTGAGCAGTTGAACACGCTATGCGCAATGGTGGGGTATCAGTTTGATGCCCTGCTGGCGGTTCCAAGCGGCGGCTTTGTGTGCGTGCTGGTGGATAGGCTTGATGGCGAGCTGGAGTTCAAGGGGGAAACCCCACAGGCAGCCGTGCAGGCCGCCATTGACCGGCTTGAGGTGGTGAGTGGGAGTATGACCCATTGAATACCTTCAACGCTCTAGGGGTAACGCTGGCGGTGCTCCAGCTCACAATGGCAATGCTGGTGGTGCTTTCTATTCCCACGGCGAGCAAGCGCGGCAGCGGCTGGCTTGCAATGCTTTACGCGGTGGTGGGGTTTGCTACCGTGGTGTGGATGATTAGGGCGGCACTATGGCAGGCGTAAAGACTTCACGGGGCGGCGCAAGCAAGGCACCCGTGTTTTCGCCTGCCCCGTGCGCTGAGTGCGGGCAAACCATTGACACCGGCAAGGATTCCACCCGTGTGCTGCGCATTGGCTACGAGCCCAAGCAGCGCAGGCTGGAGTGGATGCACAAGGGGCACATAAAATGACCCGCATAGAGCGAGCTGCGCCATTCCTTGATGACCGCGTTATTGCGGTGCAAGAGGGCGCTGACGCGTGGTGCGAGGAGCCTGGAGTAAGCGGGCGCGTGTGGTGCATCCTCAGCCAGCGCTATGCCGATGCTATTGCTCCAGAGGGCTGGTTTTTTCTCTACGAGGGAATTGGAAACCGCAAGACAAACCTTGACCTAGTGAAGCACGGGCTGATGCAACTGGAGCAGAGCCGGTTTACCTTGAGCGATGGCGGCACTGCGCAGCTTGCAAGGCTGGTGCCGTAATGGGGCACTTCAAGGATGAAGCGATTAAGCAAGGCATTGACCCAAGCAAGAGCCGCAAAGGACGCAACAGCCGCCAGCGTGGCAATGCGTTTGAGCGAGAAATTGCCAAGCGCCTAAACGCAACGCGCACTGGGCAGTTTGGCGGCAAGCAAGATGTGGGCAATGAGTGGCTAAGTGTGCAGTGCAAGGTTGGCGGCAGCTTCAGCGAGCGCCAATGGGATTGGCTACAGAGCGTGCCGGTAAAGAGCGACCAATTGAGAATGCTGGTGATTGGTGACAGCCCAGGCGTTGGCGGTGGTAGGCGGCGAGCCGTTGCCATCATTGACCTTGATGACTTCTGCAGCTGGTTTGTTGATAAGCCAGCTGATGAGTAGCGCCAACTTTGCTGAGAGGTTTGCACCGCACTTAGGTGCCACGCGCCGGTGGCAGGCGTTTGTATTTATTGCTGATGCGCTTGCCGAGCTGCGCAGACCTATTGGCATTGTTGAAACAGGATGCTTGCGCCAGATTGGTAACTGGGCTGGTGACGGCCAGAGCACCGTGGTGTGGGATTGGCTGATTAAGCAACACG